GGCGCTTACACGTCAATCTCGCCGTCCTCTGCACTCGGCTCGTCGTTTATCTCCCCTGTGTCGGGGTCAACATTGTATTCGCCCGTGAGCCGCTGCTTTGATAGCTCGTGCTTTCGTTCGTCAAGACTAATGCGCTTGCCGTCTATCTCATACGCGCGTATAGAATCAATCAGTTTTATAATGCGCCCGTGTATCTTGTTGTACTCTGCTTCGAGCTTCATAATCCTATCAAAAGGGCTTGCCTTTATAATGGTTTTGGCGGTCTGCTTTAGCGTGGTATTGCCGCCGTCCTTGCCTTTATCTTTATCGGCTTTGGGTGTGTACACTTCAACAACCCTATCCACATATAGGGCGTTAGGGTCTGCCTGCTTATACTCGTTTATTCGGCGCGTTAAATCACGCTCTTTTGCCAACAGCAATTGCAACTCGCGCAACATATTCTCTTGCGCGTCAAGGGTCATACTCTCGATATAGGCGCGTTCTTCGGGGGGCAAATTGTCAAGGTGTACTGTAGAATATGCCCCGTGTGTTTCGGCGTTTTTATTGCCTTTTGGCGCACCGTGTCCGACAGCGTTTTTATTGCCCTTTTGTCCGCCGCGTTTTTTGCACTCCAATTCAGCTTGCCATTTATCCGCACTTTTCCACTTGCGGATTTGCACATCTGAAACGCCGTAAGTCGCCGCAAGCTGTTTTGTCGATATTTTACCGCCGCTTTTCAGCCACTCATTTTTTGCTTTATCGCGGGCGGGATTTCTCTCTCTCGCCACGGCGCACCTCCTATTCGTTTGTTTCGCCATTTGCGCCCTTGTGATTTTTGAGGAAATATGCGCGAAAGCGAACCCCACAAATTGAAGTCCGCTTTCGCGCATATTTTTCGGTGTCCTTTCGGCGCACCTTTACGATATTATAATACCACATAAAACGGACACTTGCGGACACTCTTTCAAAACGGGTAATTGAAATTTTTCACAAGCTCGTTTTGGTCGAAATATCCGCCTAATTTTTCAAGTCCTCTGTTGCGAATTTTCTTGCATTGCGTTTCACTGTAATTGACGCGGCTTGAAATTTGTACCCATTGCATACCCTTGAAGTAAAAATATGTAAGGACGTTTTTTTCAATAAGCGGCAATTTGCAAAGCTCCGTCAAAATAGCGGCTTGCAGATTTTCAAGTTGTCCGATTTCGGAGCGCAATTCGTCCATTTTGCGGCTTGCGGAATCGGGAATATTCAGCACGGCGGCTTCGGTAGGGTTTGAAATTCTGTTTGTTTTTGAGGGAATCCCTCCGAAAGGGTTTCCGCCGTGTAAACCGTAGTATTTATCCGTATAATTTTTCAGCGCCGAACGGTCAAAAGCAATATGCCCGTCAATGTCGTTGCAAAATTTAAGGATTCTTATTACATTTTCCCGTTCCATAATATCTACCTTTCCGCAAGCCGCTCATTATATCGTAAAATTCTCCTTTGTGTTTTCAAGAGTTTCAATAATAAAATCGAAGATTCGTGTATCTTCCCCCGGCGCAAACAGCACAAAGCGCTTTTCGGTGAGAAATTCAACAGCAACAGCGGCTTTTTCTGCCCCGTCCAAATCCGCAAAATCGCGATTTTCGGGCGGTTCGCTCTCGAATCCCTCTCCCTCCTCGAAATCGTCCGGCGTTTCGGGGTATTCCTCCAAAGTCGGCGGTTCGTATTCGCGGGGTTGCTCGGACTGCTCGACGGTCGCGGCGCTTTCGGCGGATTCGGAGTTTTGGAGCGGTGCAGAAGATTCAGCTTGCCGCTTCTGTTCCTTAACCTCGTTCAGCGACACACCGCCTTTTTCTTGATAATCGGAATATGCTTGCTTTTGCTGTTCCTCGCTCATTCCCGATAACTCGTAAGCCGCTGACGTTCCGATTTTGCCCTTTTTAAATTCCTCTTTAAATTCGGGGGTCAAGTTGTTTTCAATCGCGTTAAGCCTTGCAATCTGCGTAGGCGACGTATTGAGTGCTTCGGCAACAAGATCGCGGACGCGCCCCGTCAGGTTATCGCGTTTTTTCAATTCCTCAAAACTCTTGCGCAATTCCTCCGCTTGTTTCATCTTCTCCCAATCGGAAAGTTCGCGTGCAGTTGAGTTTGTCATAATAAGCAAGATGTGTTCTTTAATTTCGTCCTGCTCCGCCTGAACGCCGCAAGGAATATATTCAAATTCGGTTTTGCCCTCCGCGAAAAGTTCTATACAAGCCTTGTGGCGGCGGTGTCCCGAAATGATTTCATACTTTCCGTTTTCAAGCGGCTTTACCGTCAAATTTTGCAACACGCCGAAAAACTCAATTGACGTTTTAAGTTCAGCGATATTCTCCACGGAATAGAAATTGCCGCTCGACGGTACTAAATCGTGAATGTTGAGCGAAACGACTTTGAGCGGCGGGCGGCGGTTGCTCTCGGTTTCCGCTTCGCTGCCCGCGCTCATTGACGCGCTGTTCAAAAGTTGGTTCAAGTTGAATTTTCCCATAACGCCTTACCTCCCGTTTGTGTCCGAATCGGACACATTCAAAATTTCTTCGACAAGCGCCAAATAATCCTTTGCCGCTCCGCAACGCTTTGAATATTCAAGAATCGGCTTGCTTGCAAATGTGCTTTCGTCGATTTTTACCGTGCGGCGAATGTGCGTGCTTAAAAGCGGGTAATCGCTCCGCCGCTCTTTCAACCATTCCTCGCCCTGTCTGTTCACCTCGTTGTTTTGGTATGAGGTAACAAAGCAGCGAAATGTAATGTCGGGGTTGAAATCCTCGCGGACGTTCTCGATCTGCTCTTTGAGTTCCGCCAACCCGTCAAACGCGAAATTGTCAATTTTAATCGGTATAAGCACTTCATCAGCCGCAACAAGCGCGTTTATGGTGCTTATGTTAATATCGGGCGCACAATCTATAATGCAGAAGTCGCAAACGCTTTCAAGGTTGTGGAAAGCCGCTCGTAATCGGGTTTGTTGCGGACGCGTGGAATCAAGCATTACTTCCAGATTTGCTTTCAGTAAATTCATATTTGCGGGAATAACGCTTAAATTTTCGTAACCCGTGCTTGCAGTCACATCAAGCGCCGTTTTGCGCTGCGTCAATACGTCCGCAATGCTCGGCGCGTCATAATCGTGTACGCCGAACATCTTTGAAACATTGCCTTGCTTGTCGTTATCAACAAGCAACACGCGCTTTTTGTGGACAGTTGCCAAAATGTGCGCGATATTTACGGCGGAAATGGTCTTTGCAACACCGCCTTTCAGGTTAATAATTGATATGGTTTTCATTCGTTGTAACCTCCTGTGTTTACTGAATGTAGCCGCCTTTGGGCGGCTTGTATACCGTTGCCGTTGGTTTAGCTTTTTTTACCTCTGCACAACCAGATTCGGACATTACCCGTTGAAAAATCGAGGTAAAAAGTCCAAGCAACAGTACGTCGCGGCTTATGCCTATCGTGTCCGCCAATTGTTCTACTTGCGCCATTACACTTAAAAACGCCGCCGCAATTATCTTAATTTGGGGTTCTGAAAGCGCTTGTATTTCCTTTTTACCTCTTTTGGAAATTTCATCAACGATTTGTTGCCTTTCCTTATCAGTTTTATCCATTACCCACACTCCCCTCAAGCGTTTCTTGCTCGTAGTTCGAGCTTTCGCCGATTTCGTCCAAAACCTCCCCCGTTTCGGGGTCAACATTTGCTGCGGGCGGTATATGCTCGGTTATCTCGGAAATCGCGTTGTACGAAGTAGAATTGAAATACATTCCAATCTCCAACAGTTCTTTTGCCAACGTACCGCCCATTTTGCAGGGCATAATCACCGCCGTTGTTTCAAAACCGCTATGACATATTACGGCAAAACTGGTTTGCAAGCCACATTTATAAAACTGTAAATAATCCATATCGTCATAAAGCGGCTTTATGTATTTTTCATCAATTGAAACGATCTCGCCCCCGCTGCTGTTCAACAGCATATGGACAACGCCTTTATACTGAACCGTTACATCTTTCGTTTCAAGAGACGTTTTGTGCGTGCGGTAATTTGTGCATATCTCGTAAATGTCGGCGGGCATAGGCTCAACCTCGCAATTCCATTCGCCTTGCTTATCCTCGGGAATATCGAAAATCTTCAGCAACATTGCGGGGGTTAATTCAGGCATACCCTCCATTGAGTAAACCGCCACGCCGTTTGTTATCCATTGTGAACCGTTCGGCGTGTTCCATATTCGCAAAAACTTATTGCGCTTGAAAATGGTTGCTATTGTTTTAAGTTTCATTGTTCCTGCCTTTCTTATCGTTTAATAAGGTGCTTATAACAAAACATTGTTGCTCTCGCGTCCTGCAAGCTGTCATGTGCCGGTCCGTTCCATTTATATCCGCAATATTCGGCGCACTCGGTGAGCTTATGCCATTTCAAGCCGCCGCGCACGTTGTCCCAATCGCCTTTTATTTCCGCGAACATCTGCATAACGTCCACAATCTCCGCGTCGGTCGGGATTTCAACGCCCGCCGCCCGTAAGAAGTCCAAGTCGAACGACGTATTGTAGCCGACTATCTTTTCCGTTGAAGCAAGAACCTCGCTTATTAACGTTCTTGCGGTGGAAATATCGGGGGCATACCTCAACATTTCGGGCGATATGTGGTTCACCTTTTCGGCGTCCGCCCATTCTGTATGGCTGTGCGGCTTAAAATAACAGTTAATCAGCGCGTATCCGTCCTCATCTACAATTGACACTTGCAGAATTTCGTCAACGCTGCTGTCAAGTCCCGTGGTTTCTGTATCAATTGCAATGCTGCCGATTTTGTTTGTTTCGCTCATTGTAAACACTTCCTTTCCTGCTTGATTTCCTCGGTGTTCCTTGAATCCCGCTCCGCCTGTGCCGCTCGGTCGTTCAAACGTTTTGCCGCTGCCGCAAATGGTTTCAGCGTGTTTATAACATTCATCTGTTTCTTGTAATAGTTTTCCGCATAAATTTTGCGTGCCTTTCCCGCTCTTGCTTTCGCTTTTTGATAGCGCTGCTTTCTGTTTCGCTTTTTTGCCATTGTCGCACCTCCCGAAATTTACTTTATTCTGTTATCGCGTATAACCGCCATAATGCCCCTAAAAACGCGCTCCGCGCAAGGTACGGTTAAACTATTGCCCAACGCCTTATAGCGTGGCGTGTCGGGCAATTCCGCGCCTGATTTGTCATATTTCGTCCAATAGTCGGGGAATCCCTGAAGCCGCTCACATTCAAGCGGGGTGAGCTTTCTTAATTCGTACTTTATCCAATACGCAATTTTCTTGAATATCACGATCAGATTTTCAGAACCGCCGCCATAATCTCCGCCGCTCGCGCGGAGCGTTCCGCAACCCTTCCTTATATCCGCCCCGACTATTGTTTTCAAATATTGTCGCAAGCTCGTTGAGATTGTCAGCGCCTTGCAATGCTTCAATAGGCTTAATCACACCTACAAATTCACGCTCAACGCCGCTTCGCGCTCCCGTTCCCCTGTAATAGTTTGAATCCAAAGTGCCCGCTATGCCTTTGCCAGAGGAATTTATTGCGCTTGCCCTCAACGTTCCCACACCCTCCGAGTAATCGCCGAAGCCGCTCGGAGCGAAACAAGTCGCTATTGCGTGTCGGTCCGTTGCGGAAAGCGTGGGGGCGGGGTCTCCCTCGTTTCCAACAATAAAGCCGTTGGCGTTTTGATTCAACTGCGGGTCGCGCATAGGAAAAACTGCAAAAACGGCGTGGCTATGTTGTTCTTGCAATGTGTTCGCGGGGTCGCCGTTCTTGCCAACGCCAAGCCCTGTGCGTTCACCCAACGCTTCACACCGCATTGCGACTTGTAGATTTATTGGGCGCACTTCTGAAATATCAAGATAATTTCCCGTTGCAGAACCTCCGCCGCCCGTTGTCGCGGTTAATGTTCGGGATTTGTTGGCGTTATAATAGATTCTGTCGGCGGTTCGTCCAAAATCCGCAACACAACTGTTTTCGACAAGCCTGCCCGTAATTTCAAAATCGCTGACAAAAGCGGGGGCAATGCTTTCTCTTTCCTGTCTGCGCGTTTCAATATACCCGAGCTTGCTTTCGCACTCAAAGAGTATTTCGGGTGAGCGTTCGGCTCTAAAATCTCCCACAAGGAAGATTCGTTTACGACGCTGGGGCGTTCCCCAATACTGCGAATCGACAAGCCGCCAAGCCACGCTTGCCCCTCCTCTGCAACCTCTAACCATTCCGGCGGTTGCCCACCTTCCGCTTTTAGGCATTGGAATATTGGTGTTTGTGATTTTTTCAAGCACAATGCGGAAATCGTTTCCTTTGTTGCTACTGAAAGCGCCGCTAACATTTTCCCATACAAGGAATGTCGGGTATCTGCCATTTGTAGCCCTCCTCATTTCGTAAATTATGCGTACAGCGTCAAGAAACAAGCCGCTCCGTTCGCCGCTCAACCCTTTTTGTTTTCCCGCCGTTGAGAGGTCTTGACAAGGAGAACCGAAGGAAATAATATCCACGGGCGGGATTTCGCCGCCGTTCAGTTTTGTTATATCTCCCAAATGCTCCATTCGGGGGAAATGCCGTTTTGTAATCTCAATGCACGCGGGTTCGATTTCGGAAGCCCACACGGTCTTGATTCCGCACCTTTGCGCCGCAAGAGGAAAGCCGCCGATTCCGTCAAACAAACTGCCAAGCGTTAGTGTTTTCATTTGCTTTTATCCCCCTGTCAAGTTTTTTAAGATATGTTTTATCACATCTATGGTCCACCCATCGCCGCATAAGTTATAAATATGACTGTCGGCAACGTCCATCTTATACCAATCAGGTATTGTCTGTAGCCTTCTGTACTCTGTTGGCGTAAGCTTTCGGCAGCGTCCATCTATGTAGATTTTTTTCTGAAGGTTTCCTCCGCGGCAAGCTGTGAGTGTTGGTGACTTAACATCAACTCTATATACTCTTTTTGCTATATCGTGGGCGCTACCTAAATCTAAATGTCCGGCAAGTGTTGCGCTTTCGCAAGGGATAAAGCGTCTGCTATCAAAGTATTTTGTGGGAACATTGCTTTCCAGTATATTTTTTATTACATCTTGATTAGCGCTTTCCGTGCGATCTTGTTTGATATTTGTCCAGTAAATCCGCTCTCTGTTTTGTGCTGAAAAAAGCGCGCTGTTAATTATCGCCCCGCTCACTTCTAAGTCCCTATCAATCGTCTTTTTTTCGTCTGCTTTCATTGACGCTACATTTTCGACAAGGAATTTGATGTTAGGATTTATGCGACGTATTTGTCTGTATATCCTTATAAATTCGTTATACAATCCTGAATGTTCCCCGTTCAGTCCTTCGCCTTTGTTGTGCATATCTTCCCAATTCTTACTTCCCCCGTTTCTCGTTATTATTGATAAGTCTCTGCACGGAAAACCCGCCATAATAAGATCGACTTTAGGGAGCTTATTTATTACACCTTCATTTATGCCCCTTATATCTCCCGACTGTATTGTTTGCGGGAAATTGTCCATAGTTACTTTTATTGCTGTTTTATCAATTTCGCTAGCGTAATATTTGTTCACTGCTATGCCCAATTCCCTTAATGCTATCTGCCCACAACTCATACCATCGCAAAGACTTAACACATTTATTCCCTTGACTTTGCTCTCTGCGACTTTGGTAATATCTGTTGCTTGTTTTGCACCGCTGCTCTTTATTACATTATCCAAAAACACCTCATTTCCGCTTGCAATAGTTATACTGCCGCCGTTATAGTCCAACAGTTCCGCCTGAACGATAATACTTCCTGTTCTGTCAAGCGTGTATCTTATTGCATTTACGCACTTGTACTTTAATTCCCCGTAACGTGCGGAGCGGAGAATCACGGGTTTTTGGCTCTGTAACGCCGCTTTAAGTTCTGTATTTGTCACTTGTCAACCTTCTTTTCAACGTTCTTTTGCTTTTTGCTTGCGACTGCTTGCAAGTATTTCGTGCAACGTGCCGCAAGCAAGGTTCAATCGTTCCTGTTCGCTTTCATACGGCATTGCCTGTGCAATGTCACACAAAATATCATACGCCGCTTCAAGCCCCTGTTCGTGCTTTTGGCTCAATCGCATGGGCACTCACCCCCTTTTATAATAATCTTATTTGTGCCATTTCAGCGGAAAGCCGCTCGTTTGCCGCTTTATAATATTCGGGGTCAATCTCGAACCCTACGAAATGAAATCCGCCCCGATAACACGCAACAAGGCTTGACGCGCTGTCAACGTGGGTATCAAGAATAACATCACCGTATTTTGCGTATCGGTCAAGCAACCAAGAGTAAAGCGCAACGGGCTTTTGCGTGGGGTGAATACGCACTTCCTTTTCGCGCATATTCTCTTGTAACATTCCGTGCCAACGGTACTTGAAACGGCGAACGGCTGTGTTGAAAGATGTCCACGCTAATTCACAATCCGCAAAATCATTCGTTCCGTTATCCTTATCCCAAACTATCCAACAAGTGGAATCAAAGGGTATTCGGCTTATAAAGCGGTTTGCGCCCCATATGATTTGATTTTTGCTTACCTTCATAAGCTCCGTAAAATATTCTGCGGGCGGCGGCTGTTTATCCCATTGCTTTTGCTTATATTCGGTTGCAACCGCAAGAGCGTTTCCGGGTTGTTTCCCGCCGCGCAAATAGGCTTTGTTGCTTTCGCCTATGCCGTATGGCACATCAACAATAGCAAGGTCAAAATATTTGTCAGGAAATTCTTTCATACCCTGCGCACAATCAAGGTTGTACAGTTTATCGAGTTCAAGCAATTACGATCACCTCCCGCCGCTTTATTCATTACGCCGCAATTTCAAATACAAGCTCCACCCGCGCACGTCGCTGTAAACTGCTTGATAACCATAATCGCCGCTTATCAGCGTATAGCCGGGATAACGCTTTTCCCAATATTTCACGTCAGGCGGCGCGGTTGCAATTTTCTTGATCTCTTTTCGGCTGAAGCGGTGGTCGTTGGTTCTGCTCCACGGCTTTTGCAGATTTGCCGAAGCTGAAAATCTGCTTGCAACCGTTTTCGGCGGGCTGTCGGGGTCTGTGATTTCCTTTTCGGGCTTATCAAGGTTCTTTGACGGAATCCACCGCTTTTTGCCGCCCGTCTGCTTTGAAAGATACTCGCACAAAGCAACAAATCCGTTTTCCTCGGGCTGTAGTCTGTCGGCGTTAGCATATCCGATCTTGTCACCCTTTTTTTGTCCCTTTTTACGCCGCTTGCGCCACAAATCTTCTATATCGTCACGGGATAAACCGCCGTTCATTATGACGTGATGATGTATTCGGGCGGGTGTTACGCCGTCTTTTTTGTACACGCACACGGGAATGATAATGTATTTTAGCGGGGACAATCCCGCTTTTTTGCGGCGGTAATCAACGCGCCGCAAAAAGTTATGAAGTTCGCGTTCCGCCGCTTCAAGTGTTGGCGGCAAGTTCGCGCTGCTATATGTCAATGTAACGTGAATGTCGTTTGCGGTGAAATTCGTGTTTACCAATTGCAGGAAACGCCGCTTTGAATTTATGTCGTTCCAATCAATCTGCTTTTGTGTGGATTCGGTTTGTTTTTTGCTCCGCTGCCCCCGCGCCGCGACTTCCTGTTCGGTCGCGGTATAGTTGTATATATCCACTTCGAGAAAATCCCGCCCGCAATAAATCTTTTTTTCCCTCACAAAGGTTCGCACGTCTGCACCCCCCTGTTAATGCCAATCGTGGGCAACAAGGTTTGTGTAGTGCGAATGAAATTCAAACACGGAATTATACAGTGCTGTTTGCAGATACGCCGACTTGTTGTGAATCAACTGCGTTTGCTTTTTGAAGTTATCCGCGACAAGCTCTACATGCTCGTGGTTGAGTTTGCTGTAAACCTCTTGTACGATTCCCGCTTCAATCTCTTGCCCCCGAACCCGCATAACCCGTTCACTCGGTCTTATCATCACTTCCGCGATTATAAGGCAAATTTCCTCAATCAATGGGTCAACGCACATTTTCCCACTCGGGAGCGGCTTTGCAAAATCCTCAAAGTCAATTTGTTTTTTTACCTTGTCGAGCGTTTCAAAAAGGGACGGACGGGACGTGACAGGACGTGACATTGTATTAACATCATAGTTGTTATTTTTTGGATATTCATTCATAGCATTTTCTCCTCGGCTACGGGGGTTTCGTCTGAATGTTAATCACCATTACAAGCCCCCAACGCCGCTAAGCACGGCGTTTTTTCAAAATTACCTATTGACTTTTCGCCGAATTTATGCTATAATAAATGTGGTTAAAATTCGTTGTAGCATATGCTTCGGCAATACGCCCTTGCGCTTGTTTCTATGCAAGCGCGGGGCGTTTCCTTTTTCGACACGTTATCACGCGCCGATCGGTTTAACAGTGTTCAATTTTCGGTCGCTCTGTAGAAAGCGGAGCGGAAGCCAACGCCCCCACGGACATAGGAGCGCGGGTTATCCAGATTGAGTGCGAACACGTCTGTACCTGTACCATAGTTCCGAAGCCCGCCGCGAATCGGCAACTGTTCGCCGTCCCAATCAACATACAAGAACGAATCCTT